TGATCTTGCTATTGATGCAATACCTTTTAAAGATCCATGAAATGTTGGTGCAGTTATACCTGACGAAGAAGTTACGCCATTAGTAGTAACACCAGCAGTAAATGTAGCAGATGTTCCGTAATAGTTCTTTGCATAATTTATTACATTCTCACCGCCTATAGTTCCTCCAGCAGCAAGGATAGATAGATCAGCAGCACCTATGTTAATATCAGGTGAACTAATACCGACATTTGTCATTGAAGTAAATAATGCTTTACCTTTTCCTGACATTGTATAATCACCGCCAACTATATTATCGTAATTACCTTTTATAATATTATTATTATTGCCGAGAGTCGTATTTGTTCTTGTACCTAAAATGATATCAGATTCATTTCCTGTTACAGTTGATCCTTTATTCTTACCAATAGTTTCACGCACAGAACCTTTTATATTTTCTTTTTTATCACCGCCTACATCAAGATTATAATCGCCTGCTACTCTCATATCTAAATCGCCAGTAGCATCGACTTCTATATTCTTACAAGATACTTTCAGATCACCTTCAATCATGAATACACTTGAACCACCAACCGAAGTAATAACATTACTTTCAGCTCTCATAATCATAGTACCATCTTGTCGCATCTCTATGCCAGTACCATTTGCGTGTTTTAAAACTATTCTTTCTTGACCACCCGCATCGTCGAATATAAGAACATGTCCACTCTTTGTTACCTTTACACTTGCTTCAGTATAGTCAGATGAATTTCTATTAGTAGTTGCCATTATATCAGCAATATCAATATCAGGATCACCGCCACCCATACTTAATTGATGATCTTCTAATTGTCTCATAGATGATTGATAAAAATAATTAGGCTTAGGGTACTCTGCTTGAGGATCTCCTTTTTTACTAATATTTTTAGTTGATTGGCTTAAGGTTGTATTATTCTCAAGCTCTTTAAAAGCATCCGCCATTATTGTATATCCTGTAATTCATTTATTGCTACTGAATAAATTTTCTGTCTTGCTATAATTTCTTCTCGTGATAAAAATTTCTTATCTAATTCAGGGTTGCATGCATTTTTTTTATAGAATGGAGCTAATGCTATTTGGTCAGGAACACTAAATCCAGGGCCCTCACCAGGATCGGTACCTAAATCATTTTGACCAAAGGCATCACCACCTGGAGAAAATGTATAAAAGGCTTTCATCATTGCATTAAAGGATTTCCATTGTGCAGCAGTGTATGATTTAGAATCTAATCTAGATTGACTAGATGCACCACCTGGTGCAGATCGAGGTCCATTATAACCACCAACAAATACAACACCAAAAGAAAACGGCAGAAATGCAGCATCAGTAGCGTTGGCATTAGCATTGTTTATAGGAAATCCGGTTTGTATATCACCGTTTTTCATAATCACAAAATGAAAAGGTATGTTCCCTTTACCTGCTGATCTATATTCATTATGAATTTCTTGTGCACCAATATTACCATCATCTGTATAATGACCAGACCAATGCCAGACAATAGTTGTAAGTGGTCTTCTACTAGATTTTAAAATACTTATTATTTCTTCTATAGAACTTAAAGTTTTAAATCTTTCTTCTTTTGTAGTATCAGCTACATCAACAGTTTCATGTGGACTTGTATTATTAGTATCAGATACAATCGATGCAACCGATGTTTTAGCTTTATCTAATGTAGTAATAGCATTGTCTGTTGAAGTTTTTAATGCAGTCGAAAGAGTTTCAAGTTCAGGAGCCAGCTTTTCAATACTCTTAAGAAAACCTTTCATATCAAGAAGTCCACTGATATTAGTTCCTATACCAAGTGATCCGGCTTTTGTAAGAAGTGAAGGATCTATCTTTAATGTGGATATAGCTTTATCTAAACCTAATGCGTTGTTACCACCTAATAAATCGTTTATGATAGGCAAAGATGTTAATCGTGTAAACTCATCTCCAAAACTTCCTATAGTATTAGTTAAATTACTTGATACATCTTCGGTTATATCTTTTAATAAATTACCACTACTAATACCAGATGTTGCTTTTTTAAGTTCACTATCAACAGTAGTAAGTACAGTAGCTACATTTGCTTGTATTTCTTTTGATTGCATTTTTTCAACAGCAGATTTACCAAGACTTTTTAAATCATCTGGTAATAAACCTTTTATTACAGTCTCTAGTTTATCATTGTCAATAATATTTGTAGCATTTTTTAATGCCGTGACTGCAGCATCTGGACTTGAATCTGTTATTATTTTATGATTCATTTTAGAACTAGCAGTAGCAGCAGTTATAGCAGGACCAAAGATTTCAGTTACTGTTACTGCTGCATTTTTCATTATCGCATCAAGTGCTGCAATCTCTGCATCAGTCATTCCAGGATGTAGTTGAGCTTCTAAATTATGTCCGGTTGGTGCTACTTTTGCTATTATTGTTTGAGCAGTAGATTCGGCTACATCTACTGCATTATCGTATATTTGCATCATTGATTCAAGACCTGCTTGTGTTGCACCAACTGATTCACCACCTGCAGCATTTCTAGCTGCATTCGTTTCTTTCTTTGTTAAAGAAATTGCATCTAACATACCAGCATAGTTCTGTCGTTTTTCACGAAAGCGAAGTTCTGTTGCTAAAGTTTCTGGGGAAATAGTAGCCATTAGTTATCCCTGTGTAAATTGTATTAGAATTTTATTTGCGTTTGCAAATCTTTTAGCTTCGCCAAGCCTTGCTTTATCAGTTTGTGCCGGAAATTTCCCGCCCTTTTTGCTTGGAAATAGTAGAGTTGTTTTATTTAATGATGCTGGTCTTAAATAATATCTCATAAATTGCATTGTAGCCTGTTCAACATTTTTTGTTTCGAAAAACGTGGCTCTAAGATAACTTATTGTATGTAACTCATGATCAACAAATTCTAATTGAGTTAATAAATCTGTATGTAATCTATTTCTTTTTGCGGCAAAATTACTGAGATTAGCTAATCTGGCTCCAGCTGCTTTTGCAGGGTTCCATTGTGCAATCCCTTGAGAATTTTCATTTGTTACACCTGATATACGCGTAGGATCTATAATGTTATCATCACCACTTTCATGCATAAAATTTCCTATCATACCTGCTATATGATATGGTTTATATTTTCTACTTGTAAGAGGACCACTAAAAAAATTCCAAGCAATTGTAATATTATCTGTTGCTAATTGAGGATTTTGAAGATTAGTTGCAGTGTTTTTAAAATTTTGAGTACTATGAGTCTGGTTTATTGGTCTTCTTTCTTTAGCTATAATATTTTGTTGAATAATACTTGGAATACCAATATGAGATAAGTATCCATATATAACTGGCAGCTGTGATAACATACCATCTAAAAAGAATCCCATTACTTTTGCACCAGCTAGTAATTGTGTATTTTCACCTATACCAGATGTACCACCTCCTGTAGCAGGAAGTAAAGTCTGAGCATAAGGAAGATCATCTAAAGATATATCAGGACCGTGTATTCCGTCAATACGTACTCGACATCTACCAAGACCATTAGGATCAGTTTTACCACTATCTTCTTCAACAGTTCCTACCCACCATCGATGTATGTCGCCGTAAAAACTCATCTTCTATTTCCTAATTTTACACAACTCATATCAATGTTGTGTTGTGTGTCTTTAAAATGATGCCTAGCTGTATATATTACATATGTACCAGATCGTTTTTTATCTAATGTATCTTCATCTGATACAGAAGATTTACTCGCTATGTTTGTATTATTTGCTGGATATATAAAATCTATTTGTCTTCCAATAGTACCATTATATCCTGACAAATACATGATGCCAGGAACTCTTATATTTATTGCTGTTTTCATTACCATATTAAGAAGCGCTGATTTACAAGCGTGTAATTTATATGCACCTGTTGAAGTTTCTTCATAAATATTACTTATTCCATTATATGTTTGATTAGCAACAACTTGGTGAGATTCGAATGAATTATATTCATTCATTTGTTTTCCATTAAAAATATATCTCGAAGTAAATACTGGCACATGATCTGTATCAATAAGTGCGGTTTCTAATAATTGTTGAAACAGAGTATCTACATCAAAAGAATAATCTATAAGTTGACCTGACGTCATATCAGAAATTGAGCGATGACCGGATGTAGCACCACTAGCTACTAATGAAAATACATTATCTTTATGCATTGAAGTATATGCTGATACATTAAATGCATTTAAATCAGAATTAATTCTTGATGCTGTTTGATTATATGCCTGGGAAAATCTATAGGGGAACTGTTTATTCCATGCCGGAGTTCTAAACATTTCTTCTAAAGATTTTAATTGTATATTTTTGTCATTAACAGTTGCAAATAAAAAATATGGTAAACCAAGATCAGTAGACATCATACTTAAAATCCATTGACATGCACTAAATGGAGTCATATTTGGAATAACTACTTTTAAACTTTTTTGAAATGGTTTAATTAGTGGTAAATCCACATCAAGATTTAAATTATCTTTTAATATTTTTTGAATAATGTTATCAGGAGTTCCAGTATATGCTTTATTAATTAACATTAGGTTATTATTAAAGCAGCGATTTTCTATTATTTTAATTGCAAGTATTTCTGTGTTATCCGTAGTTTTAACCGCAGACGTAACTTCTTGTAATGAAAATCTTTTTGTTACAAAATTTTCATTAACCGGAGATTCTATAGTAATATCTATAGTTTCAGTACCATTAATACCAATGCCATCATAAAATCTCATATCATCTTTCATCAAGAAAGATCCTGTTAAATGTTGAGAATTTATATTTTCAAATATTTCAAATTCATCAACATGAGCTGTTATATCAATCGGCACATCATGAGAATGTGAAGTTACTATAATGCTTTCTAGTTTATAATCTCCAGCATGCTGTCTAGTGCTCATGCGATTAACCTCTTAATAATAATTTATTAAATTCTGATTTTATTTGAGCAGCAACACTTGGACTTAAAACTTTTATTTCTTTTAGTGAATCATTCTTTGCAGTAATACGTTCAAAATATGTTATCGGAGTAAACGATGATACATTAGGAAATGCACCTGCACCTGTACCTGACGGAACTAAACCGATATCAACATATTCGTTACTTACGTTTTCGTAATGATGAGTTGAATTATATTGTTCTGTATCTGAAGTTACAAGAATAATATCTGCGGTTTGAGCAACACCATTGATAGAAGGTGTAAGAGTTTCACCGGCATTAAAGTTATTTGGACTATCAATTACTATTTGTCCAAGATCTAAATATCTTTTTATTACGGTACCTGTACTACCTGAAACAGAACCTGATACAGTATGACCTGGTAAAAATGTTTTAGATATATCTGCAGTAGTCGTTACTACACGATGCGGATAATCTTTTTTTGCTTTTGGTAACAATTCTTGATAAGGTAATGGCCATCCGCTTTCACGCACATCAGTATTTAAATAATAAAACGTCCAATAAAATTCTGTAGTGTCATACAGTTTAAATGAAAGAGAATCTGGTCTATCATAATCTTGAATGAATAGTGTTGAATAGAAAGCAATATCATCTTTTATTTCATCTATAAGTTTTATAAAAACACTTAAGTCTTGATATAATGATGGAGTGACTTCATTACCAAAATTATAAGTGATAAGTGGAAAGTTTTTAAAGAATGTAGACATTAGTACCCTCCTTCTATATCTGCTTTAGCAATTGCTCTTGTTTCTGTAAATGCCAAACTAATATCAACCGATGTAAATCTACCATCACTGTGCATACCAGCTGTTGCTGCATTATAAGTTGCATTGAACGATTGCATATAAACTGGTAAAAATCTTATACCTTTAATATCTTTATTATTATATTTTACTTTAATTAAAAATCTATTCGGAAATTTATAACCAACATTTATTCCACCTGCTTGTAATGCTTGTGGATAAAGTTCTTCACGAAATGTTTTAATAATATCTTCTATTATCTTAGCTTCTGCTCGACTTGTAGGTACTAATTGAAATGTAAAAGAAAAATTACGAATCGGAACATCCCTAAATAAAGCACGCGTATTCGGATTTGTTGTAAGTCGAGTTGCGCCTCTTACTGCACCGCCTGCAGCATCACCGATTACAGGTGCACGTGCCGCTATTTTACCGGCAAGAATTCCACCAGCTTCCTTACTTAAAGGAGTTCCTCCTCCAAACGTTGGTCCTAAAAGACTATTAGTAGCACCTGCTAATTCGCCTGCAACAACACCTGCAACAGCTCCAATTGCACCACCTCCGCCAGGTTGTAAACCTGCTTCTATTGCACCACCTATAAGTCCAAGCTGAAAAGCATTATCATACACTACTGTATCTTGAATTTGTATGGCCTTTGGAAGATACAATGCTATTCTACGATCAGTATTTAAATCTAGGTTTCCTTCTGCTATTTGAGCACCATCTGATGGTTTTACTTGTGCTTGCCCTGACCCAATACCATAAAACTTACCATTTCCACTACGAATATCATTTATTGCCTGTTTGTATCCAGGTGCAGATTCATCTACATCATCAGTGGTCGTGTCATCTTCGCCGCCGAAAATAAAGTTTTTTAAACCTTCATAGCCATCCTCTATAGCAGTTAAACCTTTTCCTATAATACCGTTTTCAATATCCAGTAGATTTAAATTTGGTACTTCAATGCCAGTTTCTATAATGGGTGTAAATGTTATTTTACCAAGATAATCAGATTGATTCTCTAATGGATAAACCATTTTACTGGCAGCGCTCCCAGGTTTAAATCGGTTATAAAGTTCTTGTACATTCGCCATGGATTTAGCCTTATAAATATTACTTTGATTCTATTTATACAGAGTTACATGGCTTATAGCGGAAAATACAAACCTAAAAATCCTACAAAGTATACCGGTGATTCGTCTAAAGTAGTATATAGATCTCTATGGGAGAAGCACTGTTTTAAATGGTGCGACAATAATCCACAAGTATTGAAATGGTCTTCAGAAGAAGTTGTTATACCTTATTTATGGGAAGTAGATAAACGCTATCACAGATATTTTGTAGATCTTAAAATAAAATTTAACAATAATGAAACGTGGTTAATCGAAGTAAAGCCAGATAAGCAAACACGTCCGCCAGTTTATCAGGGACGTAAAACAAAACGATACATATCAGAGTCACTTGATTATGTCAAGAATCAAAATAAATGGAAAGCTGCTGAAAGATTTGCAAAGGATCGTGGTTGGAAGTTTGTTGTATGGACAGAGAATACTCTTGAACGTATGGGTATTAAACCCAAATCCACAAAAGCTTTAAAACCATACGTAAAACGAAAAAAGTAGTATAAATAAGATCATGAGTAACTTATTTCAAAAACTAGAACTAGCAGCCTTTCGTAAAGGTATCACTCCAAGAACAGCTGAATCACAAGCGTGGTTTCAGAAACAAGCTGGCTATCTTGGTAGAATAAACAACAATGCACTTCTTAAAGAACCTGTACTAAAAACAGAATCTGAACAAATTCCAGGCGGAATGTTTATGTATTTCTATGATCCAAAAACAAAAGATACATTACCATATTATGATAAATTTCCTTTGACTGTTATTGTTGGCCCTGCTCCAGGTGGATTTACTGGTTTAAATTTACATTATCTTCCAATGGTATTAAGAGCTAAATTGCTTGATGCACTGATGGATATTACGAGTGACAAGAAATATGATGATAATACAAAATTCAATCTATCGTATAATACATTAAAAAAAGCATCAAAGATGAGATATTTTAAACCATGTTTTAAAAGATATTTGACAGCACATGTTAAAAGTAGATTTGCAAGAGTACCTGCTTCTGAATGGGAGATAGCTACATTTTTGCCGACTGCGAGTTTTGAAAAAGCAAGTAAAACAACAGTCTGGAAAGACTCAAGAGGTATGATCTAATGGCAGAAGTACAAACAATTGATGACTTAAAAGCTCTTATCTCTAATAAAGGTGGGTTAGCAAGAGGCAATGTATTTGCAGTATCTCTTCCTCCGTTAGCAGGTCTTCGAAGACGAGAACTTAATCTATTATGTTCAAGTGTAAATTTGCCAGGTAGACAGA